AGTTACAGGAAAAAGCCGCAAAGAACTAGAAGATAGTATGGCTGCTAATGCAGCAGATGCAGGATTCCGAGCACTTGCAAATCAACTAGAAGCAGGTTCTCAAGAATTTATGAACTTTAACGCTAGTATGGCACTAATTGACAGTGTCGGAGGCAGCACTGCGACAGCACTTAAAGATCTAGCAGACGGTGTTCCTCAAACAGAAGAAGCAATTGCGCTAGTAAATGCTGCTGGTCCTGGAATTATTGATGTAATGCAGAAAGTAGCAAACGGTGCTGATCCTCAAATATTAATCGATGCACTAGGAGAAGCAGGCGGCGCGATTGAAGGATTTGCTGGCGCAACAGGTGCAGAACGTGCATCAATGATTCAAGCATTGAGAGAATCAAATCCTGCTCTAGCATCTATACTTGACGAAGCAACTAAACTTACTGAACTTGGAAGTCAAAGTTATGAAGATGCTAAAGCAGAACAAGAAAAACGAAACGAAATTTCGCAAAGTTTAACAACATTTGACGATAAAGTAAGAGAAATACGTGCAAGTATTGCTACTGCTCTTATAGATAGCGGAATATTTGCAACATTGTCTGGTGCATTTGCTGGAGCAGCAGACATGCTTAAAACTACTATCGGTTCTGAAGAGTTTAAGAGTAGTATAAAAGCATTTGCAGATGAAATTAAAGGATTCTTAACAGATATACAAAATGTTGGGTTCGTTGATGCTGTTAAGAAATTATTCGATGGTGTTGACTTTGGCCAAATGGTTAAAGATTTCTTGTTTGGAACTCTGTTTGGATCTTCAGATAAAGAATCAAGTGAAGCAGCATCAGCCGAAGCTCCAGGCGGAGGTGGCGGAGGTGGCTCTAGTGATCCTACAGGTATCGGCGGAGTAATGGCAGCAGTTCAAGAAAAACTTGGAAGTTTTGCAACTACAATAGCTGCCGGTGGTGTTGTATATGCTGCAATTAAAGGATTACAATTACTAATTAGTGGATTTGGTACTGGACCAGTTGCAGCTGGTGCTCTAGTATTTACAGGGATGCTTATCGGAACAGGTGCTGCTATTAAACTAGCAGGTGATGGCATTTCAGCAGCAGGTGATGGCATTGGAAAAGTAGCTGCCGGTGTTGAAAGACTAGCAGGTATGAAAGATACTGCTAACTTTGAAAACATTGCTAATTCACTAGGTAAGATTGGACCTGCACTTATTAGTTTAACAGCAGGCGGTGTATTAGATAGTATTACATCGTTCTTTGGAGCAGATTCTCCGTTTGAAAAACTTAGAGATGGTATTAATGAATTTGGCGGGATTAAGCCCGAAGCAATTGCTAATCTTAAAACAGCAGGCGAAGGTTTAACAACATTTACAAATATATCAGATACTCTTGACGATGGTCCTGTTAAAAGATATGCTGAAGCAATCGAAGAACTTGCAGGAGCAATGAAAGAATTAAACGAAGCTCTTGCAGATAAGAACAGCGGCTTTGGTGAAAGCGATGTAAGCGTAGCATCACTACTGTCAAAAGGACAAACACTTGGTGGCGGATCAGGAATGAGCGAAGAACAAATAAATCAGTTAAATACTACTATGAGTCTCGCACTTGGAAAACTGACAGAAATTAAACAAGTAAATGATAAACAGTTATCAGCACTTAACAATTTAGGTGATGTATACTAAAGGAAATTAAATGAGTTGGAAAAAATATTTTACACCAGTACCTACAGGAAGTAATCCAAGCGGAAGCTACTCGCCTCTAGGTGGAGCAGGTAACGCAAGTATACCAGGACCTGCTGCACGGAACTACAACTCACACTTACCTGACGTATATGTAGGTTCACCTAACCGTATTGAGCGTTACGGACAATACAACACTATGGACAGCGATTCAGAAGTAAATGCTGCCCTTGATATTCTTGCTGAGTTTTGTACACAAAAGAATGACCAAAACGGAACTAACTTTACACTTGATTTTAAATCAAAAGCAACTAACTCAGAAGTAACTATTCTACAAAAGTATCTACAACAATGGTGTAAAATTAATAAATTTGAAACACGTATGTTCCGTCTTATTCGCAATGCATTCAAGTATGGCGATCAAATATTTGTACGTGATCCAGAAACAAAGAAACTATTTCACATTGATGTTGCTAACTTAACAAAAATTATTGTTAACGAAAGCGAAGGTAAAACACCTGAGCAGTATGTTGTTAAAGATATGAACTTAAACTTTAAAGATCTTGTAGCAACTACTCCGCATCAAACCAACGGTCAGATTAATAACGGTGGTGCAGGCAGTTACCAAAGTGCAAGCTCGGGTAAAGGTTATCTAGCAGGTAGTGCTCCTAGTCAAGCAGGCACACGTTTTCAAATGGAAGACAGTGAAATTGCTATTGATGCAAGTCATATTGTACACTTGTCGATGAGCGAAGGGTTAGACAACAACTTCCCATTTGGTAACAGTCTACTTGAAACAGTATTTAAAGTTTACAAACAAAAAGAATTGCTTGAAGATGCGATTATTATCTATCGTGTCCAAAGAGCTCCAGAAAGAAGAGTATTCTACGTTGATGTGGGTAACATGCCATCACACTTGGCAATGCAATTCGTGGAACGTGTTAAGACGGAAATACATCAAAGACGTATCCCATCGTCGACCGGCGGAGGCCAAAATGTCATAGACAGCTCTTACAATCCGTTGTCAATCAACGAAGACTACTTCTTCCCCCAAACTGCTGAAGGTAGAGGATCAAAAGTTGAAACATTGCCAGGCGGCACAAACTTAGGCGAAATTGATGATCTTAGATATTTTACTAATAAACTTGTACGTGGCTTACGAATTCCTAGTAGTTACTTGCCTACCGGCGCTGAAGACTCAGCTAGTCAGTACAATGACGGACGAGTTGGCACAGCATACATACAAGAATTAAGATTTAACACCTACTGTGAACGTTTACAAGGTCTACTAATTGAAGGCTTTGACACAGAGTTTAAACGTTACTTGCTTGAAAAAGGTGTAAACATTGATACGTCAATGTTTGATCTTAAATTCCAACCACCGCAGAACTTTGCTGCATACAGACAGAGTGAAATTGATAATGCACGTATTCCTACATTTACACAAATGAGTGCAATACCTTACATTTCAAATCGCTTTGCAATGAAACGTTTCCTAGGCATGACAGACGAAGAGATTGCAGAAAACGAACGTCTATGGCGTGAAGAAAATGATGAAGCACTAGAGTCTGCACCAACTGATGCATCAGGCGAACTACGTTCAGAAGGCGTTAGTGGAGCAGGAATTGAAGGTGACATAGGCGGCATTGAAGATGAAGCAGCAGATACAGATGCAATAGCGGGTGGAGAAGGTACGCCACCAGATACAATTACAGGTGACAACATAGCACCTGTAGGCGCACAAACTGAGCAAACGGTATAAATACTACTATGATACTAAGAGAATTATTTTACTTTGATAAAGAAACTGTTGAACCGATTGAGGACAATCGTTACGAACCTCAGCATGATGATTCTCCAGTAAAAGCATCTGACACACGTAAAACAAAACTTACCTTACGTCAAATCAATCGTATCCGCAAAGCAAGTGAACTACATACTAAAGAACAGCAAGAAGAATTAATGTTTGTTCGTCAAATGTATGGAATAGCGTCACAAGCTGAAGCGGGTATGTAATGGCAAAGATAGACAAGTCTCAATACACAAAGCAACAATGGCGTGTAATAAAGCAACAACGGAAACAAAAAAAGTTGCTTGAAAAAACAGCCAAAGAAATTCATTCATCTACTACTAAAATAGGGTTTGTACTAGGCAACGGAACTAGTAGAACTCCTATTGATCCTAAAGAACTAAAACAACACGGTAAAGTATACGGTTGTAATGCACTATATCGATCATTTACTCCAGACTATCTAATTGCTGTTGATACTAAAATGATATTAGAAATTGCCAAGTCAGGGTATCAAATGCATAATCAAGTGTGGACTAATATGAATAAAGCATACGAAAGATTGGCAGGTTTTAATTACTTCCAACCTAGTAAAGGATGGAGTTCAGGACCTACTGCTTTGTGGCTAGCTAGTCAGCACGAATACGAAAAAATATTCATTTTAGGGTTCGATTATCAAGGATTAGATAAAGGAAAAAAATTTAATAACGTTTATGCTGATACAATGAACTACAAAAAGTCAACAGATAGTGCTACATTTTTCGGTAACTGGATGCGTCAAACTAAAAGTGTAATTAAAGATCATCCAAATATTGAATTTATTAGAGTTATAGCACCAGATAATTATAACCCTGAAGAACTAAATACTTTTGACAATTACAGTACGATATTTGTCGATGAATTTCAACAAATGTTTAAACTTTCTTAAATCTTTCCAAAATGGCCTCGTTTTGGCCTATTTCTACGTACATTTTGTTTCCTATACTAAATAATAATGACAGCCTTACCATAGGTATAACATTTGCAATTTATAGGAGAAAGCAATGACTGATCGCAATAAG